CGCGTACGATGATCTCTGAGAAAATCTGGGATTCGCAGAACGATTTGGACGCCAACCTGATTGACGTTTACATGCGCCGCCTCAGAAAAAAGATCGAGACATCTCCCGACGAATCCATATTCAAGAAGCTGCGCGGTGTCGGGGTTGATGCTGATGTTCTCCCACTTCGCCCCACCGTCGATCACAATCGGAATGTGACTGTTGGCCAGTCCACCGTGGTTGTTCTGCAACTCGCTCTGCAACCGTGTGGCATCAGCCGGAAGCAGTGGCTTGGTAACCGACAGGATGCCGCCAGGATTCAGGCCCTGCGCGAAGTAGCGCGATGCGTACTCTTCAGCAGCGATGTTCGAGCCGAAGCCGCTGGCACCGATCTCGATGGGGTTCAGGCCGACCAACGAACCGGCGAGACTGACCCACGGTACGTGGATGATGTCCTTAGGGTTCAGCGGCTTTCCGGTAGCACCGATCTGATATGTCTTCACGCCCTGGACGCGAGAGACTTTCATCAGCGCGGGGTTCAGGTTCTCAATCAGCGTCGGGTTGCCCTGCGAGTCGCGGTCGATGACTTGCTTGTAAATGTTGCCCCCGAGTCCGAGTGAGGCAACCAGCTTGAAGGTGCCGGTGAACAGGTCGTCGTCCGCGTATGGATCGGTGATGATGAGAGGAGCATCGACTTCGAGGTCGTTCACGCCAACACCGGTCTTGCGGAAGACGTGCGGCTCCAGGTCGGCAACGATGTCGCCAATGATCCTGATGCAACTGAAGACCGACATCAGGCCGATGACAGTCCGCTCAGTGACAGCTACACCAGCAGTGGAATACCCCATTGCCGACGGCGGCGGAATGACGGACGGGTCGCCCATACCTCCCCACCAACCGGTGCCGGTGTTCATCCCTCGTTGCTGAGTTAGCGACCTGCGGATCGTCATTCGAGACCTGCTTCGATTTTGCGGGCTTCTAGGTCAGCCACCGACTGGCGGATTTCCTGTTGCACCTTGCGTGCGTTCTTGCGTGCCTTGCGTGCCAACTTGTTCGTTCGAGTCGGCAGCGGCACGGACCAGACTTTGCCTGCCCATGAGAATTCTGCGAGACAGACTGCGACGAACGCACCGGTCAGCAGTGCGGGCGCTAATCCCACGAGCAGGAAGATTCCTGCGATGAGCAAGCCACCCGCGATCAGCTCCATGATGCTGTCGGCTGCGATTCTCAACTTCATTGCTGTTCTCTCCCTGCCATTGCCATTTGTTGTGACAGCCAGCCAACGACTGGCTTCTCAGCAGATGTCTGCGGTCGTCCGTAGACGTGTGCGAAGTCGGCGTCTGCTACTTGCTCGGCCTGCTCTGCCTGCTCTGCTTGTGCGTCGATGAAGTCCGACGGGAAGTAGACATGCGAGAATTCTTCGGGTTCGGACATGAGTGCACCTGCTCTAGCAAGTCCAAGCAGGGCTGCCACAGCAAGGTCGATCTTGTTCGCGCTGCCCTTCTTGTCCTTCATCAGACGCTTTCCGCTGGCGTCGTCCCGATAGATGGCATTGAGGACATGGCGGCGAAGTCGTGGGTCGGCGTCCTGAGTCATGCCGCCCGTTGCGATGAGGTCGTTGAAGCGACTGGTGCCGGGTGTCATCCTGTCGGCAGTCTGCGGAAAGCGTGAGACCACGCACCCTTCGTCTTCCATCTGTTGCAGCGGCAGTGACCGACGGTGTACTTGACGCTGGCCTGACGAATCGTCTCCATGACATCCAAGATGTCGACTTCCCAATCGACCGGGCTGGCAGGCGTTCGTTCCCACGCGCCGACCACGAAGACGTGTGGCTTCTCTTCGACGGTGATGCCAATGACCGCGGTGCTGTCGTTGTTGTACGAGCCGTCCAGCGCCAACACGATGCGTGCGCCATCTTCGGGATTCCTGCTCGGGTCAGCCAGTGCGTCCCAGGCGTTCGGCGTGGTGAACTTGTCTTCCGTCGTCCACGGCTGGTTGAGCCAATAGCGGCGGTTGTCCGACTCCCGATTCTGTGGGTCACGGAACATGGCGACTAGTCCGTCAATGTCCATCCAACTCGCAGCAGGCCCGTAGACCTCACAGAGCGCCTTGCGCAGAGCCACGTCGTCGGTGATGTCCGTGTCCAGCGGGGCCTGCTTGTGGTCGAACAGAACCGACTCGATCTTGTGGGCCGTCTTGTAGGTCTCTTCCGCCACGCTGTCTTCACCAGGTGCGAACATGGTGGACGTTTCGAGGCTCCAGCCGTCAGCAGCGGCACGCTTCAGCAGGTTTCGTGTGACCGTGGCGTGCAGCTTCTTGTGTTGCGGAAGCACGAGCAGGTGGCTCTCATCGAATACGTCGAAAGTGTCCTTGCCGCCTTCTTTCGAGGAAGCAGCCGAGGTCTGCGCTACAAGTTCGCCACCATCAGTCGTGAAGGTTCGGGTGAGTCCTACGTCGACTTCGTACTCATCGAAGACGGTTCCATTGCGGAGCATGTATGCAGCGGTGTCGTATGTCTGTGACGCCTGACCCTCAGCCGTAGCGAAGCACCGGACGAGAGGACTCGTGACGGGCTTACCCACCGGGTCACCTTTGGCATCCCACCCATCGAAGCGAACCGGGCCAAGCAGCTCGGCACATGAGATCATCCCCGCGATTTCCGTTTTGGCCCTGCCCTTCGGTCGACTCAGAACCGCACGGCGGTAGAAGCGTCTGCCTTCGGGTGTGAGTTCGTAACAGCGCCAGATGAAGCCTCTGAACTCATCATCGAGTTCGACTGGCTGGCCTTGAATGTCACCGATGCCATGGACTAGAAACTCTTCGATCCACCCACAGACCTCGAAGCCAAGCGATGGGCGTAGGACCGTCACACCAACTCACCTTCGTGAACTTGCGGCAAGCGCGGGTCCGTCTTCGGTCTGCCTGCACGTCGTACACGTCCCGAATCCTGCGCAGCTTCCACCTGCTCAATCGACCACTGCAACGAACGGCGAGACATCGGGTCCAGGCCATAGGCGCGCCGTTGCAGTCGAATCTCTCCCGCCAACTCAGCCCGAACCTTCACTCGTGTTGGGTCCATCGTCCAGAACATTTGGATCAGCGTGGCGAGGATGTACAGACCGGTCAGGTCACTCTGGTCGTACTCGTTCGCCATCGGACTGGCCCACAGCGAGTCCCAAAACTCGATGGTCGCCAGGTGCATGTGTGCACGGTCAGGCAATGACGGGACGATGAAGGTGTCGGATACAGGGCTGAGAGCGTGAGTTGTCGATACCGTGTTGCGACGACGGCGCTGGTTGGCAGGCTTTGGCGCTGGTCCGCTCACAGCGGCACGTTGATCGACGTGAACGAGACTTGCGTGTTACCTGCCCCGTCTCCAAACGTGACGACGAGCAGGTAGTTCCATCCGGCCGTAAGCGTTGCTCCGTAAATGGCCTGCAACACCTTCGAGCCAACCACGGTGGCTTCGTCAGAGAGAGTGACTTCGTTGCCTGAGCCGTTGTTCACGATCAACTGCACGACTGGTGTGGCTGGTGAAGTCGTGCCCGAGGCAAGACGGGCAGCAGTGTCGACGCTGACGGTGATCGGTCCCTCGTAGGTGCTGACGGTGATTTCTGAAGGAACAGTGGCTAGGTCAGCAACGGATGCGGTCATGGAATGGTCACTCCTAGTGGGCGAGTCTTGGTCGCAGTTGCCAGGTTGCGGGGTTCTGATGCCGCTGTGAGTTCACGTTCGTGAGCACTCGCAAGCAGGGCGCGGAATTGAGCTGTCCCCAGGAGATTGCGGACTTGGCAGGCGACGAACAGGTCGGCTCTGGCTACAGACTCACCATGAGCATTCGATGTGAATGTGGCGACGAATGCGCCTGACCCACTGACGATGACAGCACCGGTTGCCGTGGCAGTGACGGTGGTGGCGGACTCACCAGCACCATCGAGGACTACTGAGCCAGTAGCCGTAGCAGTGAATGTTGTGTCGAACGAGGCAGCAGCGTGTTCGGTGTCGAGACCAGCAGCCAAGCCGGTGACAGTGGCTACGAAGTTGCCGGTGCCAGCAATGGAAGTCGTGCCGACAGCATTGGCAGATACGGTCGCTGTGGTCGACCCGGCACCAGGTGCAGAGATGGTCCCTACGGCGCTGGAAGTGACGGAGGCAGTGACTGTGCCCGAACCGGCTTCTAGGACCGTGGCGGCTGCTGTGGACGATGTGGTGGTGGTCTGTGCAGCAGTGGCCGGGATTACTGCGGACCCGACAGCACTTCCGCTGACAGATGCCGAGAATGCGCCAGTAGCACCGAGGGTTCCAACAGCCAACCCGACGAAGGATGTTGTGTTCGCAGCAGTGGCCGGGAGTACGACAGCTCCGACAGCACTTCCGCTGACAGATGCTGTGAATGAGCCATCAGCAGCGAGGGTTGCACCGGCTGTGCCCGTGTAAACGGTGTCCTGTTCGGCGGTGCCGGGTGAAGCCGATGATGCCCATGTGCCAGCAGCGGACGCTGTGACTGAAATCGTCTGCGATCCTGTGGCTGCGAGAGTGCCAGCAGCGGTGCCGACGAAGGATGTTGTCTGAGCAGCGGTAGCTGCGAGAGTGCCAACAGCAGAGCAGGTGACTGAAGCCGTGAATGCTCCGGTGCCAACATCAGGAGCAATGACAGTTCCGGCAGCAGCAGTGGTGACGGTTGCCGATTCAGCAGCAGTGCCAGCAATGGTGACGATGCCGACAGCAGCAGTGGTGACGGCAACCGATTCAGCAGCGGTGGCTGCGATGGTGCCAACAGCAGAGCAGGTGACCGATGCCGAGAACGTACCTGCACCTGTGCCCTGGTTGGCAAGTAGGACGTTCTCACCGGCAAAGTACGTCGGGAGCACATCGAAGTTGCCGTCTGTCTCGTCGGTGACGTAGAGCAGGTCCGCTCCGAGTGCAGCGCTCGCAAGCATTTGACTTGTGGCACTGCCCAGCGGGGTGGCCGTGACGATGTGGGCGATCTGAATGCCGTAGCCGCTGTAATTGCCAGGAGGCGTCGAGCCGAAGGCTGCATAGGTGGCGTCGAAGACGACGATGCCGTCGACCACTGATGGAGTGAGGAACCCGGAGTAGGGAGCAGCACCCATGTTCATAATGCTGCGACCAGCACCGTGAGTGGTGTGGACGTAGCTGGTCAGCGAGGTGGCGTAGCTGACTTTGGTCGAGAGTTCACTAGCACGGTCGAAGAAGATGTTGACGATGCCGTAAAGCGAGAACCACTTGTCGACGTTGCCTTCAACGGTGGCGAGGGCCACGGCTGCGTAGTTGGTGTCCACGTAGCCAAGGACTGTCCAACCAGCCGCCTGAGCATTGGCGATGGCCGTGGTGTAGTCGGGGTTCACCGTGGTGCCAGGACCAGAGTTCGGGTTGGCGATGATGTAGCCAACGCCACCCACAGGAGAGCCAAGAGACGCGCCCCAAAGACCGACCGTCGGGTACTGGTAACCAGGGATGAGATAGCTGGCCAACAGCGGCGCACCAGCGTTGTTGTAGGCCGTGATGGTTTGCGAGCCGGTGGCTGCAATGGTGACCACGCCGACTGCACTGGCAGTGACGGATGTGATCAGAGCAGCACCAGCAGCGAAGCC